GTCGAAGACGTTCTCACCAATGTCTGCGATGTAGCGGAGTACTAGCGTCGTGGTGTCGGCCAGGATTTTGTTTCCTTCTAAAAGGTAGTTCTCCTCGCCGTACACGCCACAATCGAGAACCCGCAGGCAATCCCCAGGCAGGGTGAATTGCGCCGCCCATTCCCCACCCACTGGCGCGTCAGACAATGGCGCCAACACCACACGTTTAATCGCGCAGTTCCATGGGTGCGACCTCAGCACATCCAGCTTTGCAATTGGGTACACGTTCGCGCAGATCACAGCGCGCGGGCTCGTTTCGCTCAGTGACGCAATCGGGGCATCACCAAGCAACATCAGAGCGTTTGAGCAAATCTCTACATCGGTGGCCATTGAAACTCCCGCAAAAAGGGGGGCACTAGGCCCCCCTCATTGATGCCAGCATCAGCCATTAGGCCGAAGCGTAGGACACCTCGATGCGAATCACTTGGTTCGCAGGCACTGCCGCACCAGCAACGGTCCCATAGATTTCCGCGTCTTGATCCAGCACGTAACGCTGACCAGCGGTCAGTTTAGTGCCGGTGTTCGCTTGGATCGTTTGGGCCGCGTTGATGGCGGTCGCAGCGAGGATAGCGGTCGCATCGATCGCCACTTTCGTGACGGGGTTACGCAAGCCGACAGCCAGCGTGCTCGATGCGGTACCGGCGCCATTGCTCAAGGTGACGGGGCACAGCAAGCGAGACCCCTTCTTGAGAATGATGCCGAAGTTGATCGTGTCGGCAATTGCCGCACCCGCGTGGGTGGTAGGCATTTCGCAGACTGCGACCTTCGTATCGCCCTGGGTGTCCGTCAAAACTCGACGATTCAGGGCGGCTTCTGCCGGGAGACGGCCGTTAGTTTCTGCCATGATTAGCTCCTATTACTGGAAGGCGATTTCAACAACCTTCTTCTCGTCCTGGCGACCAACGCCATACGAGGCATCCATTGAAACCTGCCATGCGTCCTTTTTGTCAGCGCGGCGGGTGACGTTGCCTTCCTCGTGGCCTTGGCCGAAGTGGATGCCAGACTTGGCAAACGCAACGGTGTAGTAGGTGGACGAGGCGAACTCGATGCCGTTGTACGGAATCCAGGTAAAGCCAAGCCACTTATTAGCCACAGCGCCAGATTGCAGCATCTGCACAGCCATGAAGTCGGCAGAGGTCAGCGTGGTGTCAGACAAAATGTCTTCCATCGCGGCGCCGTTGTACAGAATGCACAGCTCCTCACCAGCGAACTCATCGGCTTCATTGTCGCGGAACAACTTACGCGCGCCGATCAGTTTGGCCTTGGTCAGGCCAGTGCCGCCGTGGGCGATCTTCTGCCCAGAGGGCAGGGCAATCGAAGTGCCGTCCTTGAGCAACTGCGAGCCACGAGCGGCGCGGTAGATCAGGTCGTCCACGCGGCGGTTTTTGCGCGACATGATTTGCTTCATGTAGTCGCCGCCAGTGACCGGGTTTACCAACATCTTGGGAATGTCGGCGCGGTCCAGGGGAACGGCTTCATAGAAGTTCTGCATGTTGACAACGCGAGCGGACTGGTTCTCCAGGGTCCACTCGGTATCGCCATAGCGCACATTGTTCTGGCGCATCAGCGAGCCGTCATCGCTCAAAAAATTGATTGTGAACGCTTCGCCAGTAATAGCGCCGCGATTAGTCACTTGCGAGAGAAGGCGGGACTCTTTCTGACTCGCCTCGGTGCGGATAGCGGTGTCCCATTGCTGGACAAACCACTGCGGGATATTAGCCATACGGCCTCCTAAGTAGGGTTTTGCGCCTAGTCAGGGTGTCCCAGTTACGGGGCCTGCGGTACGGCCACCAATCGGCAAAGGTGACGCGAGCAATTCACAGGGTATCCCGGCGCTACTCGGGGCCTTGTGAATTGAGTTTACATGCGTTGCTTTTTTACATCAAGGGGGAATCGCCATATTGTTTCCGGCGAATCTCAACAACTCGGCGGCTAATTTGAGCGTGCTCCGGGTGTTTTGGGTCGCTATATGCCGGGTGGCGCATAAGTGCCTCAGCATCAGATCCGAGTGATTGGGTGTGCGCCTGGGTTGGGGGCGAATCCTCCCGCATTTGCGCCCCAACATGGGCGGCGAACAAAACAAACCCAGGGTCTCGACCGAACCGCGCCCACAAATCATTGCGGAGTGATTCGGGCGCAGAGGCCATTGCGCGGTTGGCGTTATCAATCCCGGCCTCAAAATCCTTTGGCGTCGTCCAGGTCTTTTGCAATTCTGCGCGGGCCTCGTCGGCTTTCATTGAGAGCACGGTGTTCAATACCTGCGGGACGTGATCTAGGTATTGCTCCATCACCCATTGATATTGCTCCTGCGATAAGCCAGCTTTATGTGCGCCCTCCCTGAATTGGCTGGATAGCGCATCGTCGAAATTGACCTCGCCGTATTTGTCGCCTCGGTCGAACTTGTATTCAGTTGGCGCAGCAACTCGTTCGCCGCCTAATTTGCTGACCAAGTTCTTGTACCCATCCGCGAGCTTATCCATGGTGGCCTGCTGATCTAGCTTCCCATCTTGGCCCAGGACACGGTATTTCTCGGGCACCTTCACCAATGGATCAACGGCCAATTGTTCAGGCGTTTTGATTGGCTCGGGCTTGGCAAGAAGTGAATCAACCTGCTCGACCGTTGACGCAGGCTCTTGCTGAACCTCGGGCGATTCAATTTGCGTTTCTTCCATTTTCAAACCCTTTCAAGTTGGTAAACGGCGGGCTTGTACGTTCGGACAAGGCCCCCGCTTTGATATAGCGACTCAGAAACAAACACCGCAGATGCAATAACTTGCGCGGAGAATCCCACCTCTACGGCACGCGAATCGCTGGCTTGTTTTGCAGTGTCGAATGATACAGAAAGTGCAGCCTTTGTTTTGAATGACGCGCTGACCTGGAGGCCAGTAACTGACCTGTAGAACTCCTGGCCGCGTGGCTTGTGTGGGCGACTAGGTGGCAGGCCCTCTTGAGTGAAGTCAGAAACAAACGATGCGGCGAGGCTCGCAGATGCCGCGAATGCCCTGAACTCCTCCCCGCTGGCGCCGTCGATCGCATCGAGTGCAACAGACAAAACCCCGCCAGCAGTGAAGGCGGCCCGCGCCTGATATTGGCTATCCAGTGCGGAGGACAGCGCGGCGGCCCAGGATATCGCTGCGGTGGAGATGGACCTTGATGCTAGCGCGCTGGTCAGCGACGATGACGAGGTGAATTGCGTCCTCGCCTGCGCCTTTGCACCCAGCGACGCGGACAAAACCGCAGCAGCGGTAAGCGCCGCCCGTTGAATCTGCGCCGAATCAAAACTTGATGCCAGCGCGGCGGACGATGTAAATGCGGACTTTGCTTGCGATCGAGAAGCAAACGCGGTGGACAATACGCCCGCAGCGGTGAACGCTTTGCGGTTATTTGCCCTTGAGACAAGCGCAGACGATAGCGCGGTCGTGCTGGTAAACGCCCGTTGCTCTTGCTTCGATCCACTCGCCACCTTGAACGTGGCGATGATCGTATCGGCTGAGACGCTCGAATTGGTGTGCGTAGCAGACTGAGTACCTGTCGATGAAACTGTCTTTTGGGCCGCTTGCAGACCCGTGTATGTATTCGAGTCGTTTTCCCGCGCGATCAGCGTGTAGCCGGTAGGTGTGCCCCAGTTGACGTTGGACGATCCGGCATCTGCTACCGCGACAGTAAACACAACCTCATTGGCCTGGGTCGTGGCCCCGGTCGTGCTGACCGTGAGGGTTCCAGATGTCCCGGTTTGATCGAGCGGCGAGCTAGTCGCCATGCCAGACCACTCTTGAGCCACTGCGGTGATGTAGTTACCGCTTGCGCTCGTCGGGGTGATCGTGAGAGTCTCGGCCCCGGCTGATGTGTTAGCCCGGTACCAAATCTCTACATAGTTGTTACCGCCGTCGCCGTAGTTAACGGCGCGCGTGTATGCCCCGTTTGTACTGCCCGAGACAGACGTGATAGCGCTCGGGTAGTTGCCGACACAAAGGACAGACAGGCTACCCGCTGCGAGGTTGCTCGTGTACGAGAGCGTCGAGGTCGCGCCGCTGTTTTCCGTCCGCAGCAGCGTCGATGTCTGGACCAGGGCCACAAAGCCCCCTTAATCAAGCGTTATGACGCTCGCTGTAGTAATGACGGGAATCACGCCGGTGGCCATCGCGATCGAAGGGATCGCGCCGCGCGCAATGATCGTCCCAGCTCCGCTAGAAGCCGTGCCGATTGCCGCGTAGGTCAAAGCTCCACCAGGGCTAGCAGTGCATTCACCGAATGTGATGTTCGCAACTGGGGAGACCGAGTTCCCTGTGATCGTCCAGCCACCACTGGTGCGGGCCACCGCGACACGCGCATATCCGGTATAGGCCGTCTCGCTCGTCGTCTGCGTGCCGGCTTCCCCGGGGTCAGCGGTGTGCAGGGACACATAAAGATTGGTCAGCGGGCTAGTCGCTGCGTTGTCCGCGATGTTTGCAATCGCGGTGGCGTTGAACAGCAGAGCGAGAATCGAGTTCTCGAATGTGTTGCTAAAACTCATGGCTTACCCTTTGATTTCGAGTCGAGAATTCGCAATTCTCAACCCATAGATGATCCCTGTAACGCTCGTATTATTGCCGCTCACAGAGTCCACATTAACCCAGATTGCTGTGCGCTCCGGAACAACGCCGAGCAAAACACCCCCAGACGCTCGGTATGGAGCTGATGTGCTCACTGATGTAACAGACGATTTCAGAAGCGCGCCACTTGAATTCATCGAATGAATCGAGAAATCGGCCCAACGATCCGTTGTCGCTGTCCGATTGATCGAATAAACAACGCTCTCGAACAACAACGTAAAACCAGCAGGGACCACGTATCCGCTTGATTGTGCGATACCTTGCCCAGCGAGCATATATGAGTATGTCGCCCCAGCGCCGCCTGCCGCTCTGATGCTGACATTGCCAACATTCGCGCCGCGATATGTCCCAACAGAGCCGCGCGCGAATAGATTGATTGCGCGAACCGGCTCGGGCATGGCAACTGGCGTCGTACCGGACATCACGATAACGGCAGATTTTGTCTCCCAATTGGAGTCCAAATACGTGATTTGGGCCGTCCTCATGCCTGCGCCAGCTGCGGTATCTGATGCGCTGTCTGAGACAATCTCACACGAAATCGCGCCGTTCGGGAATTGGATTAGTTTGTGGTCAATCCCATTCAGAAGTCCGAGCCCAGCGCCCGACCACACATCTTCGGGGGCAGATGCTGTGCTCACATCCGCATTGATGCCCGATTGCGCCACTCGCGCTACATCATCGAGCGTTGCCGCGCTGCCAGCCGCCCAAAAC